GCCCCAAGTAATCGCTTTAACCGCCCACATTTGAGCGTCTAAGATGCGTTTAACCGCCTCATCTAATAGCATCTCTTTATCTGCTGTTAGCGTGCCTTGGGTAAATGCGTCATCTTTATGTGCTATTACCTGGTTAATAGCTTGCGCAAAGCGTTGTTTACACTCTGCAACATCACTGATGTTACCCGGGTTAAAGTCGATTCCGACTAACTTTTCTCCCGCGCTTTTATCGTTTGCGAATTTGATTTGATCTGTCATTGTGATTTACCTAAATATTAAATACCGTTTTACCTTGCTCATTGGTAACGTAGATGTGGTCTCCATCCCCAATTAATCTGTATGCAATCTCTTTCTCAATGCCTTGATCGCCGAACTCATCGTCCGGTATAAAATCAATTATTACACCAAAGATTGATGTTGGATTGTTTCTTGCCGAGCAGTAGATTGATTCCTCACGGATAACCTCTTTACACTCTTGGTCTCCATAGATTGGTTGAGTGTAGTAGATGCCGTTAAGTGTGGTAGGTCTCTCTTTTAATTTGTCTGCCAATCTAGTCATCTCTTCGAACTCACGAGAGGTCTCATCGTAAAATACAAAGCTATTGCTTTCGGTGATTGACGTTACACCGTCTTGGATGATTTTGATTGTTAGCATAATTGCTCCTGTTGTTTTTTGTTGATAAAAAAAGACCGCACTTTAATTGGCGGTCTTGGTTTGGTTAATCCACTTATTGAGATTATCTACCTGGCTTGCGCACTTGTCTCGCTCTGCAGCCACTTTAACAAGCTGTAAAACCGCGTCACCGTATGTTGTAACGGTAAATGGGGATTTTTGACACGGAGTTGTGTAGGCTTGTGGCGGATAAACATACTCCGCCTTTGTAGTTACTTTACTTGCGCATCCACTCAATAGGCTCAGGCAGGCGAGTGCGGGCACAAGGCTGAGTTTTAATAATTGTGCGGATAGTTTCTGCTTTTGCATTTGCCTCATCCTCAATTTTTGCATTTTCCTGTTGTTGCTCAATCACGGCTTCTCGCTCTTGTTGCAACGCCATATTTAAGGCTTGATTAGCCTCTTCCTGCTGTTTGATGGTTTGGGCTTGAGCTTGGTTTTCGGCACGGATGTCAGAGATAGTGTCGCTTTGATACCAAATCCAACCGCACAAGCCCAAAATTGCGGCCGCTAATATTTGATTTAATCTAATCATAATTACGCCATTAATTTGCGATATAACGCCACTCGGTCAGCAAGTCCGTTTGTCCCGCCGTTGATTCGGACAGTAACCTTTTCAACGCTTGCTAGACTTGCCAATTCATTTATCTGCCAGTACCACACAGCCGCTAAAACAGCTAAATCCAAGTCTTCCGCCAACTCGTGCAGCGCAAAATCCCGCCCAAGCCAGTTGCGAAAAGCAATATAGTTTTTCTTGCCGGTGATTTGGATAATTCCACGACCACGATAACGCCAGCCGTCGCCACTTTCCTCATCGCCGTTACCCATTCTGTTGGCATACACTCGATTGGCAATTTGCTCTGGTTTGCGAGCGTATTTTTTAGCGGTTAGTGGGTCAAAATACTTGCGGAAGTATTGAGTTAGCGCATAGTCGGAGTAGTTTAGATTTTCGGTAAAAACTGAAAATCCTGCGCTCTCATGTCCGCATTGCGCTAAAAACATCGCTTGTTGGATTTTAGTTACACAGCCGGCTTTTTCGATTTGCTTTTCAATCGCCGCATAAACGCCTTTTTTCGCACGTGGGAAAACCTGATTAAATTTACTCTCTGAAATTGTCATCATCGTATTTACTCCCGTTACTGCGTCTATAACTAATATCACCGTCATTTACACGGTGATTGATAAATTTAAATAAAAATTCGCGGATCTTCTCGGTGCCGATAAAGCCAATCATCGTACCGAGAAAGCCGGAAAACTCCGCATGACCTACAAGGTGTGTACATATCGGCACGGTAACCCCGGCTATAGACGCGCAAATCATTGCATCAATAAATACGTAGCGAAATGCAGGTTTCTTGCGCATAAATCCCATTCTTAAAAGCGACATAAAAATTGCGGCACCGGCACTGTGAATTGTCCCGTTACCAAAATTTAATTGTAGCCAGGCAATAATCATTGCCCACACATCAGGCTCTTTCATCGGCATTGTTTTCTCCACCGTGTTTCAGGCAATAAAAAAGCCCACCAATTACGGTGGGCGTGAATTCTGCTAAAATTAATTTTCCACAACTAAATCAGCAGAGATTAAAAATGATTGAAATTGATAAATTAAATGATGGTTACTATAACTTCCCGTATCAATCAGGAGAAGGAGACTCAACAAGCGACACATCATCTCCCTGTGTCGGAGGTTTCAACTTAATTAAATACCCAAATCTCATAGAAGAGATACCTGAAGCAAAATATTCCCCCATGCTAAAAAAACTGCTCATTGACCTTAACAAAGAAGACTCACCTTACCTCACGTTAGGTTGTGGCTATTGGGCATTTAAGGACAACAGGGACACATCTTACACTTATCTTGAGTTTTCCTTCAAAAATATCAAAACGGCTCAAAACCTTTCATTTATCCAAACTATTGATGAACAATTCATCGATTATTTACACACTCATCGCGAACAACTGGGGAGTGAATTTGGCGTGCCGCCTGAAGCATTTGATACAGCTCATTTAGCTTTTGCCTGGAATTATCGTCCATTTTCTTATTTTGGAAGCGAAGAACGCACCTTGCTCTATTTTCAAGCCGGTAGCCCACAACATCAAGATCTCGAAATATTCCTTGATCTACTTCATCGTTTTCTAACCGAATATTTACAAGTGCCATCATAATCACCAAACAAAAAGCCCCGACCGTTTCCGATCAGGGCTGTAAAATTCTTTTGTGCGTTTGCTATGCGCTAAAACCGCAACTTACATATAATGATACATTTTTAGTGCGCACTGTCAAGCACTTATGCAACAAAAATACATTTTTGGCACTCAATCATCAAAAGCAGTGATGTTTTGGCAGTTTTGAGGCGCTGAAAATACTCACGTCTTGATAAGTTTAAGTGTCGGCAAATATCAATGTTATCCCACCGCTTAACGTAAGTGAGCATAAAGACATCGTAAAGCTCCGGTGATACACGTTTCATTGTCTGCATGTGCCCGTCAATCTGCATACCTAAATCATCTGTAATCGGCTCCACTCGATATTTTGGCAAATAGCGTGCATCACATTTAAGCTCTGCAAATCCTGCTGATACTCGTGGATATTCGCCCTCGTAGCGAGGAGTAGCCCAATATCCCCACTGCACAGATACTTTGTTGATGTTAATGCTCATTTAAGACCTCTAACTCTTTGATTTTTGCTTTGTAGTGTTTGATGATTTCTTTGCAATCTTCGATGGTGTATTTCTTTGGGTCATGGTCTTGTCGTTCTAACCAAGCCACTTTATCTGCGCCGATTTTATTCACAAGATTGATTCGGTACTCAATGATATTTCCGCTTTTGTGGTCATTACAGGGTGCGCATTGCTTGTGTACGTTTTGTTCACAGAACCGCAATTCAGGACAAGCTCCAACACTGCGATAATGCCCGGCATGGTATTGTCCTTGATGATATCGACCGCAACTAATACAGGGTTGGTCTTTATCCCGTAAACGGATAAATTTATTAAATACCGCCTGTGCCTCTTTTAGCCATTCTGAACGACTTTTTAATTTAGCCTTACGTTCGCTCAGCTTTTTCTTTTCCGCCTTGTCTCGCTCTTTCTGCGCGTTTTGACGGGCTAAATCAAGCGCACATTTAGTCGAGCAAACTTTCTGGAGAGAGTTTTTGGGGGTAAACTCAATGCCGCATGACTTGCATTTTTTAGGCTTGAGGGTTTTAGGTTTACTCATCAAACCACCATCCATCACCAATAAACCAATCCAAAACCACAACAACCACAGCAACAAAAATCATCGCAATGAGCAGGAGTAAAATTACCTCTAACATTACTTATCCTCGATCGTTTCAATTTTTGAGCATTGATAAACGTTTTTGCCAACGTAAAACTTACCCAATCTCTCACACTCTGTTGCAACCG